ATGGCCGCGTACAGGCGTCCGCAAGCCCGACACTTATATCAATACTTACGCAGTCGGCTTCCCGTTTCGCGTAACCACCGACTATTTCACCGACACTGAGATTCCCGATCAGGTCAAGCAGGCCCAGGCAGTGCTGGCCGTTTATCTGAACAACAACAAGGATGGTCTTGGCCTGAGCGGTCTTGAGGATTACAAGCGCGTTCAGATCGGTAGCCTCAACGTTGAAACTGCTGGTGCCAGCAGCATGGCGACCGGTGCTGATCGTGTGCCGCCGATCTTTGAACGTTATTTGACCGGGCTTAGAATCAGTGGACCGGGGAACTTTGCCATTAAGCGGAGCTGATTATGGGCAGACATAACGGCATTGATCCTGCCTACAGCATTGGCGGTGATTTCGTGACCAGCACTGACGCTCAAACAGGGCGCTGGAACACGATTGTGATTGTCAAAAACAACACGTCATTTGCTGCAATCACGGCGCAGAACTACACCGGCAACAGCTTGGTTGGCGAAAGCTTCCCCGCCGGCTTTGAACTGCAGGGTGTATTTACTGCCTTCACCCTTAACGCGGGTGGTTCTGTCATCGCTTACAAGCTCTGATCATGGCTAAGTCACACGGCGGCACCTCTGACATCAATTACGCCATTGGCGCAGAAGTCATTCACGACACTGCGGTTCACACTGGCAAGTTTCGCCACATCGATTTTTACGAAAACACCACGGTGCAAAGCATCGTGTCAACCAACATCACCGACAACAGCTTTGCTGGCGCATCGGTTGATCAGGGCGCACACCTGACTGGTTACTTCACCAGCATTCAGCTCCAAAATGGGGCTTGTATTGCCTACAAGATCTGATGGCATTAGCGACTTCACTGCGTAAGACGGCAAGCAAGCTAATCACCAAGTTTGGCGGGTCGATCACGATTCGTCGCGTGACCACTGGCGCCTATAACCCGACAACGGGTACTGCTACGCCTTCCGTGGCTGAAACGGTGATCAAGGGCGTGCTTGAGGATGTGACGCAGAGCGAAGTCAATGATTTGATTCGCAGCAGTGACAAAAAGCTGACGATTGCCGCGGCCGATCTGATCTTTGAGCCTGCCGTATCCGATCAAGTGACAGTATCGGGTCGGATTTTGCAGTGCATCCGCGTCAACAGGATCGAGCAAGATAATACGGCTATCGTGTTTGAAATGTTCCTGAGGGAATGACGTGGCACGTCAAATCAGGATTGATCAGATCGCTGATTACGCAAGGGGCAACCTTGAAAAGCTTGTGGTTGCGGCGACGCTGTATGCGGACGGGCAGCTAAAAGAAAAGACGCCTGTTGATACTGGGCGTTTGCGGTTATCGTGGCAAAAGGAAATTGACCGCCCAAATCTGACAGGGCGCGTGTTTAGCAATCTGGCCTACGCCGAACCCGTCGTCAAAGGCACCAATCTCCCGCCATCTTGGGGTGGGGAGTATCGCACTCGCCAAGACGCTCAGCCTTATTTAGACATGGTGGAAAAGAACGTACAGACTTATGTTGATGCAGAAGCGGCACGCATTAATCGTCAATCATGAGCCTAAACACCATCCGCGCCGATATTGAAGGCCGCATTGCAACTGAATTTGCCACTGCTCCTGTCCTGCAGGTCGCTTACCAAAACGTTCCATTCACGCCGCCCAATAACGCAAGCTGGATTCAAGCCAGCATCATTTGGGGCGATTCTGCTTACATGACCATTCAAACCACGTCAGCGCGTGGCACTGGTGATGGTTTTGATCGCCGTAATGGCACTCTTGTTTTCAATATCTTCAACCCGCTTGGTGAAGGCCCTGGTGCAGGTTTGACAATCGCTCAGCGCTGCATTGACTTGTTCTCACGTTTGCAGCTTGAAAATATAAAATTTGACCCTGCAAATGGTCCGCGTTCAATCGAACCCGCTGCACCGGAAGGGTTTTGCCAAACGCAAGTGACCATAACTTTTGAGGCATACGAGCAAAGCTAGAATTCATACAGCCACTACCGTTCATAACAATGGCTGTCACTGTTCTGTCCGGTACGTCCGGCGCCCTTTACTACAAGCCCGCTGGAACCACCGGTACATTCGGTGAATCTGGCGTCAATGTTGGTAGCGACGAAATCACGGTTGAGCCTTACCTGAATTTCAAGGTTGGCGATCCTGTGGTGTTCAGCGTTATCAACAGTCAAACCGGTGGTGCTGGCACTGGCACCCTGCCCGCTGGTATTTCGGCTGCAACCACCTATTACGTGATTGCCTACACGGCTTCCACTGGTGTGCTGCAGGTGTCTGCCTCTGCTGGCGGCGCAACCATCACCATCACCGATGACGGCACTGCTGCTGCTCCAAACGAGTTCCAAGTGGCTTACGCGGATTATGCCGCTGTCGGCCAAGTGCAAAGCTGGAGCTTTGAAATTTCACGTTCGGAAATTGACGTTACAGTCATCGGTCAAACCGCTGGCCAGTACGCGCCTTTCCGCGCCTACATCCCTGGCTTCGCTGATGGCTCCGGTTCTGCAACGGTCTACGTGACCAATGAAGATTCCGCCCTTTCCAACCGGATGGTGGAAGATGTGCTGCAGCGCCAGCAAGTTGGTTGTGCCTTCAAGCTCTACACCGACAAGCAAAGCTCTGAAGCCCTGAGCCGTTCCATCGCCATGGATGCCGTGCTGCTTACCGCCAGCATGAATATCAACCCTGACGATGCTCAGCAAGTGGAAATCACCTTCCGCCCCGCTGGCGTGCCTACCTTCGACTTCAGCACCTCGGCCTGATAGGCTGCTGCTGGATGTTCAAACTGGCCCCTGGGTTGCACCGGGGGCTTTTTTATGCCTAAAGTATCAACTACCTAGGCATTTTTTATGGCGCCTGCCAATTCCTCTTTGCGTGCTCTTGATCGCCTTAAGAAAGCAGCCAATCTCACCCCGATCAAAAAGCAGGTTGAGCTGAGCGATGGTGACGTGTTTGAGTTTTACTGCAAGCCGTTGACGATGGCTGAGCGTGAGCGGGCGCAAAAGGATGCCGGCACGGATGAAGCAACCGCTTTTGCATTGCAGCTTTTGGTGTCAAAGGCGTTAGACGAAAACGGTCGCCCGTTGTTCCGTGCTGGTGAAATCGCTGAGCTTAAAAACGAAGTCAGGGATTCCGACCTGCAAAACCTGATGCTCGCCGTCATTACCGACAAATACGACACCGAAGAGGTAGACGCAAAAAACTGATCAAGCTGGTTAAACAAGATCATCTGCTACGGCTGATGATGCGTCTAGCCAGGGATTTAGGGTATACGCTCCTAGAGCTGTCAGAACGCCTCACCTATGAGGAACTGCAGCTTTGGGGGCTGATGTACCAAGTGGAATACGAAGAGACGGAAGAGGCAAGCAAAAAGGCTAGTCGCCGTAGAATGTAGGGAAGCAGTTGGCGGATCATGTCAGTCGTAGCAAACGTTGCGATTAACGTCGATGCCGCCAACGCGATTGCGCAGCTTAACCGCGTCAAGACAGCAACCGGTGGCGCACAAACAGCTTTAGCAACAGCCACTAAAGGCGCGCAGGGTTTTGGCGCGGCACTTGGCGCGGCACTAGGTCCGATCCTAGGAATCACAACCGCATTGAGTGCTGTTGGAAAGGCGATGAACGTCTTTCAAGAAAGGCAAACCGATATTGCGGTGCTAAGCAATGGATTGACCGGACTGGTTGCCAATGTTGAAGATGTTACCGCTGGACTTCAGCAAATGGCTGATGAGTTTGGCAAGGTAACGCTTTTCAGCGAGGAAGATTTCATGGAGGGCGCTCAAATGCTGACGTCTTTCCGTGATATTGCTGTTAGCAGCTATCAAGACGTCATCAATACTGCGGGTGATGTTGCTCAGGTAATGGGCACCGACGTTAATAGTTCATTGCTGCAGCTTGCGAAAGCATTGCAGGATCCCGTTGCTGGATTGACAGCATTATCACGTTCAGGCATTCAATTTAGCGAGAGCCAAAAAGAAACCATTAAATCAATGGTTGATGCTGGTAATGCGGCTGGCGCACAAGCTTTGATTTTGGGTGAGCTTAAAGCGCAATATGGTGGCGCTGCTGCAGCAGCAGGTAGTGCTGGCTTCGCTGGCGCAATGGATACCCTGGCTGAAGTCACTAATGATGCCTTTGAAATTCTTGGCAAAGCATTAGACCCAGTTTTGACCGCTGGTTTAAATTTGTTGTCGCAAGGCGTTCAAACATTATCGGATTGGTGGAGTTACCTTGGCAGTGAAGTGTTACCCAAGGTTGTTCAGGCAGTTCAGCCGGTAATCGATGCGCTCAAGCGTGCATTTGAAGGCATTGATTTTGACATCATTCGCGTAGCAATACAGAACGTTGTGATCCAAGGTTTAGAGGTTGCGATTGGCGTAATTAGCAATTTTTCACAAGCGATAGCTTTCGTAATTGATGCTTTCAAGGCGTTATCGCAAAATCCTGTATTCCAATTCATCGCAGATCAAGTTGGCAGGCTAGCTAACCACCTCGGCTTAACCAATGACAAGGTTGGTGAATTTAAGCAAAAGCAACAAGAAGCAGGAGAGGCTCAAAAAGATGCTGTTGCCAATGCTGTTAATTTGACAGCGGAAACAGAGGATGCAGTAGCTAGTGCAGAGAAGCTAAAAGAAGAACACAAAAAAGTTGCCGAAGCCATCAAGGAAGCTACCCAGGCGGCGGATGCTGATGCAAAAGCATTAGATGCAATCGCATCACAACAGCAGGCAATCACTGCCGCATATTATCAAGCTGAAAAGCAGATCAACGATGTGCTGCTTGAACAGGCGCAAAGGCAGCTCGATAATGCTCAAAATCAAGCGCAAAGAGTCAAGGCTGCCAAAGAAATTTACGACTTAACTGTTAAGCAAGCAGAGCTGGAATATGCAGCCACTACAGCGCAAATTGCGGCTGAAGTCGAAAAGGCTGATTTGGCGTTGTTGGCTGCACAACAAAAAGTTAAAGAGGTTGAGGCGATTGTTCATCTTGCTTCTGCGCAAGGCAAGGCCAACGAAGAGCATTACAAGGCGTTGAGCGCTGTTAAAGAAGCTGCGGAGCTAGCGGATATCCAGGCTGGTACGGTTGCTGAAGTTGCAACACAACAAGAGCGCGCTGCCAAGGCTGTGCGTGATGGAAGCGTAGAAGCCGCCAAGGCTGCGTATCAGCAAAACATCGTTGCCAAGGCTACACAGGTTGCATCAGGTTCATCCGGCACATTTGCCAGCAACATGGAGCGGGCAGCTGTAGCAGCTGAAAAAACAGCAACGGCAGCAGCGGCAGTAGCTCAATCACAGGCACGCGGTGGCGTACAAATGACATCAACCAGCAACATTGCGTTGCAGGAAAAAATCAAGCAAGCGCGTGCAGGTGTAATGCGCGGTCTTGGAGATCCACTACAAAAGTTTTTCCTGCAACG